ATGACGGAAGGGTCTCAACAGTTAGCCTGCACTGGTAATAACTGTGAGTTGTAAACTTAAGGGGTCTTATGACCCCTTTTTTATTGCTCTTCTTGTTGGCCCATTTCAAAGACCTGTTCTAAAATAGCTTGTTTTTCTTCTTCTGGTAAAGCAAGCCAAATGTCACCAATTAAAGTAGCTGCCGCTGCTTGCATTGCGTCTGTTGTTTTAAAATCTTTATTTTGAAAAGTTATTAATTTATTAACATACTTAGGATTAGTTACTAAATTAGCCATCATACGAGGAACCGTAAGAACAGCACCAGCCGTAGCCCAAAAAGCAGGACCACCAAGAGCTGATCCAGGAATCATGGTTGCTTGAAGTCCGTTAGAAATTGATCTATATTCTTCTGACCTTAAAGCCAAAATACCTAAATTACTGTTTGATTTTTCTGAAGCTTCTTGCATTAAATTTATAAGTCTTTTTGTTGTTCCGTAGTCATCCCCTAAAATTATTCTCATTCTTGCTTGTTCAGCAGGCTTTGAAAAACGCTTAGCTAAATTTGCATAGTCTTCTATTTTAATAGTTCCTGCAGACAATGTAGGGAAAGTCTTTTCTAAGAAAGCAAGTTTTATTAGTTTGTTTGCATCATCTTGAGAAACAAAGCCAGGAAGTTTTTCCTGCTCTTTACTAACTCTTTTAAAAGACTCCTGCATAGAGTTTTTTAATGCTTTTAATTGTGACAAATTACCCGTGTTTGAAATAAGATTTCCTATAGCGGTGTAATTACCTTTATTTGCGTTGTTTACAAAACGTGAATTCATCTCTGGCAATATGCCTTGTATACCTTCGGCATATTCTTTTTTAGCTACTTTATAAATTTCAGCTGTTTCTGGACTTACTTTCTCTAAAAGAGATTGAATAGTTCCTTTTATTTGTATAGATGCTTGAGTAAGTTCCCTTGTAGCATTAGAATTATAAGCTTGACTACTAATGTCGCTTACTTTGCTAATTTGTTGATTAATAAGACTGTCTAATTTTAACAAAGAGGATATAGGCATTGTTACTGAAGTTTCTGTAGAAAGTCTAGAAACAATATTATCAATAACCTCTAGAGTAGCGTCTTCTAACAAAGGTCCTTCAATTCCAGCAGTTACGTTATCTGCCTTGAATTTTTCAAAAGCGTCAACTATAGGTTTTACAGGAACAGGTTTATTTCCTGCTCTAACAATTATCTCATCTATAGTAGATCCATAACTAGCGTTTACGGCCTTTTTACCTGCATCTATAATAGAAAACGCAGCATAACCAAGACTATCAGGGTCTGTCCCTACTTCTATGTAGTTTTTACTGAATAAGTTGTTTAACTCATTAGTTGTTATTTCATTAATACGTCTAGCGTTTGCTGTAATTAGAGGAGAAGAAGTCATACCTATTCTAGATATGTTTTCCATAACTTCTGGAAGACCTGCTTCTCCTATTTGGCTAGGATATAAAGTAGCTCCTCTTTCTGACAAAAATCTTTGAGTTTCTAATAAAGATTCTCTAGATCCTGCTTCTGCTGGTTCTGCTCCAGCCTTTTCAGAAAGTTCTTTTAATACTTGTTCAGGTGTTTTTCCTTGATTAAACGCTCTTTTAATAAGAGGAGCAAAAGCAACTTTTACTACTTTACCTAAACCTAAAGTTGCTACATCAAACCCTGCGCTTATTGCAGCCCCTTTGATAGCTTTTGCATAATCAAGCTCTTCTTCCGTTAACAAATCAGAAGCTAAAGAACCTGCACCTGTACCACCAGCGCCTAAAAGTACGGCTCCAGCTATAGCACCATAAGGTCCGAAACGTGCTCCTTGTGCAGCGCCTACAATACTACCTCCTATTCCAGCAGGAATGTCTAAATTACCTGTAAGAAAGTCTACGTAGTTTCCAGCAGCCTTATTCATTGCTTCTCTTCTACCCATTGGTTTTGATTCAACAGGAGTTAAGTCAGAAATATCAAAAGGTTCGCTAGGAGGAGGCACAGAACCTTTTGGAAACTCTTTTCTTAATATTGCTTGTATTTCCATTTCTGACATGTCATCAGGAAAACTTATGTTTCCTTGTGGTGTGCTTACTATTTGTGGCATTATGCTGGCTCCAAGCTTTGAGTTTCTGGATTCCAAATATATTTTACATCTTCTTGCTGTCGTTTTTCTTCTTTAGATTCTGGAGGAGCAATATAGTTGTCAGTTCCTGTTTTCTCAAAAAACTTATCTAGTTTTCTATTGTAATCTTCTAAAGTTTCAGAATTTCTTAATAAGTTTTGTTTTTGTATAGCTTTTTCTACAATCGTTTTAAGACGCATTAAAATACGTTTGTTTGCGGGGTTGCCTCTTTTTAAATTAGCATATAAAGCTTTGATTGCTTCTCGCTCGCTATCACTAATTACACCTCCAAACAAAGGCTTTAACCTACTAAACATAGCCTCACCAACAATTAACTCGTATTCTGCTTTGTTAGGATCTTGAATGCCTCCTTCTCTTTGAATAAAGTTAGCAACACTTTCTGCAATTCCTTCAGTTTCAAAAGTATCCAAAAGATTAACCGCTGCTATTATGTTGTCTCTTTCTGCTACTAAATCTAAAATTTTATCAGAAGCCTGTACCTTTAATTCACCAAAGTCTTTAGATTCTTGAACATTTTGTGCTAAACGTGGTCTATCTTCGCCACCGACGCCGCTTGTTCGAGAAATAATAATAGTATCACCTATTGGCTCTTCGCCTGTATATTCAAGACCAGCTTTAGTTTTACCTTTTCTGTTACCAGCTACAGCCAATGTGGTTTGATCTCGTGTTCCGTCAGCAAAATGAGTAGTAATATCATTAAATTTATTACCTACAGCGTCTCTCAGAACTACAGTATCGGTTTTAACAACTCTTTTAGTTCCGATACCTTTTGCTTCCTTTAAAATATCCATGGCTTCGTCCGGTGAAACAAGCATTGCTTCAGCCATTCCTAAGTAGCCATTTAACATTTTATCGTTTTGAGGATCAAAATCGTTGTTCATTGCGATAGCTTTTAAACGGCCTTTACCTCTTTCTTGAATAGGCTGTTTACGTCGTTCTTCAGCTTCTCTACCACGTTGTTGAACTGTTTCTTGAATTTGAAGTCCTTGTAAAATATCTTGTGTTGAAACACCACGTTCTCCTGCTCTTTCTGCAAGAACTTCTGGAGTTAGTGTTCCAGAAAGCGCATTAGTTAACAGACCACGTCTGGCAAGATCCTCTTGCTCACGTTGTTCCTTCATTCGCTGTGACGCTCTAGTCATAGCAGGACCAGCGGCTGCTGCTCTACCTACTTCATACAGGTTCTGACCAAATGCAGGCTGCATAAGACCCTGTAGTAGTCCTTGTGAAAACCTAGCCATCTTAGCCTCCTATGCCTAATAGATCGAACAGTGGGTTAACAATCTCAGTAACACCGCCACCCATGCCAACTTGCTGTGGTGTCAACAGTCCTGACAGGAGACCAGTACCTAGTTGACCGTAGAGGTTAGCTTGTCCAAGACCTGAACCAAGCAGTGCCTCAAGTCCACCCATTTGTGCTTCACCGAACAAACCAGCACCAGTCAGCTGACCACGTTGCGCCATTTGTGCAGCTGGCATACCTGCTTGTAGGACGTTCAATGCTTGCGCTTGAGGTGTGTAACTAGCACCCATGAACTGACCACCTAGCTGTGCCTGTTGCATCTGCTCAGCTTGCGCCTGTTGCATTGCACTTAGCATCGCTTGGTTACGTGCTTCTTCCTGAGCCTTAGCCAAAGCAAACTGCTCAGGAGCGCCTCCGAACTGCGCTGTACGCAAACCTAAGCGTCCTTGTGCCGCTAGACGCTCTTCAGTAGCAAGCCTCTGACGTTCCTCTTCAGGACGCTGTGCTTCCCTAATACGTTCAAAGACAGCCTGCTCACGTGCTTGCGTAGGTTGCATAGCTTGTTGATAAAACTGACCTGCACCTCCAAACATCTGCTGTTGGAACGCCTGTTCTTGAGGAGACAAGCCTACAGTAAGACCACCTTCAGGAGTAGTAGTTAATGCTCCTCCTGTTCCTGTCGTTACTGTGAAGGGCATAAACCGTGTTTGCTCTACACCAGTAGTAGCAATGTCGCCTGCTTCCCTTCTTGCTTGTTCACCTATGTCGCCAAGGCGTTGATAAGCTTTACCTGTAAGTAAACCACCAGCGCCTAAAGCACCTAAACCCAATAGTTGTCTTAATGTGTCGCTCATAGTAATTTACCTATCAAAGCCATTACGTTGATCTCCTGTAGTGACAGCTGTGAACCGTCAATCTCTGCTTCTAAACCTACAACAACACTAGTTCCGTAGCCTGTTGCGTTTAAACTTCTTTGGTTGGTCAAAGCGCCACCTGTGAATTCCACAGTTGTGTACTCGCTTTCACCGAAGAAACCAGTAATCTGGTCTCCTACTGTAAACTCTGCTGTTGCGTACGTACCTTCAAAGTCATACGCCCACTTCATAAATACTGTTGCGTTGTTAGCACCCACTAACGTAGGCTTTAGCTTCTTAAGAATCTTGATGCGGGAGCTATCACCAAATGTCAAACTAGGGCTGTAGTACTTAAAGCGGTAGCCTAAACCGTTGTCCTGATAACCCACGTACTGACTAATACCTTCTGACGTGCCTATGTAAAAGTCACCGTTGTCCAAACGTGTGTAGGCTGTGAAGCCTGTAGAAGGCCAACGAGTGACACGGTAAGAACCGTTTTCTGTTGTGCCTCTAACGTCGAAACAGTAGGTATTGTCCTGACCTACAAAAGTTAGTAAGTAAAAACCTTCTTCAGGGCTATAAGCAGACCTAAAGAATGTGTTTTCTGTCTGCAGGGCATTAATGATGTCCTTAGTAATGTTTCCTGACAAACTGCTAACAGGCATGGACTTCTGTTGTATTGTGCGTCCAAAGCTCTTCAAACCAGTGTGTGATAGGAACAGTACGTCAGTACCAGTGTACTGCACAGTGTCTCTGTCTACACAACCAACGCCTGCTACAGTGTCTACCAATGTCATTGTAGCTGGTGCTTCTGCTCCTTGGTACACCACAATACTGTGCTTACCAAAGATGATAAGGAAGCCGTTGTGTGCAGCTAATGCAACAATCTCATCATAACCGTCAGGCCAGACTTTGGATATGTCAATTGACCCACTAGTGCCGCCTGAGTAGTCATGACCTATCAACAAGTCAGACCAATAAACAGTAGAAGGACTGGTGCTAAGGCCTGTTACCCAAAGACG